CCCTAGCTGAACATCGTGTTGCCTTCGGACTGGCTGCGGCATCGGTTGCGCTAGGGCTGGCTGAGAATGAGGGTTCGAATCCCTTCGGGCTGGCGGCAGGTAGGACTGAATATCGTGTTGCCTTCGGGATGGCCGAGGCATCGGTTGCATTCGGGATGGCTGCGCTGCGGCCAGATTATTCGGTCTACTCATTCCCATATCTGATTATCCTATTAACCCGCCACGTTTAAACTGTCTTGGGCGAACATCTACATCAAATGGATTACTGTAATAGTCCCACTCAGGATCTACTCCGGGTCTGTAACCTTCAGGAGCTGCCTGAAATCCCCTGTCTCTAAGAATTCCTTCCCCCCAATCATCGTCATCATCTTCGAGCTTTGATTCCATAGGGCCGGGGTACCAAGACATTCCAGAGGCTGTCATCCCCGGAACAAGACCTGTGGCAATAATTCCTTTAGTTGGGTCCATAGCCTGACCTAAAGTTGTATCAAGACCGCCCATTACTCCTGCTGCTGTACCTTCAGGATTAAACCCAAGAGTATTTCCTAAGCTGGTGAAAAGAGTGGGATCGCTTGTTGCCTGAGCAGCAGCAGCACTAGCGCCTAATGGAGCGCTTAATGGATCAAACCCTCCTTTAAGATTTGCATATGCAGGAGCAGCCTTATCCACAGCAGGCGTAACACCGCCACCTAATCCTTTAAGCATTGTGCCGGTCATTTTTCCCATTAAGGCACTCATCAGCCCTGATTTGATTCCTTCTTTAAGAGATCCTGTTTCCATCCAAGATCCCAAGCCAGACCCAATAGCGCCAGCGCCTAATGCACCTAACCCTCCTAATAACCCTGCCCCGCCTAAACCAGAACCCAGCAAACCTAAAAGTAATGGCAAAAAGGCTTCAGGCTGTCCTGTATCAGGATTTCTGGTCAGAGATCCCGTAGGAGAAAGGGAAGCAAGTCCCTGAACCTCTGCTGGATTCATATGAACAAGCATTGAATCCCCATACCTCCCACGGCTTGCAAGATTCTCAGCCATCGGCCTCATGGGAGCATTGTGTCTATTTATATTTGGCATCACGATATCTCTAATGTTGATACGAACACATCAAAGTAATTAGCTGTTCCGGCTGTCATCTTGAGTATGTCACTTTCATCGAGGACCAGAACCTCTCCATTCTGTAAAAATGCTTTCTTGGTTTCTGCCGCTATAGACTCTTTATCAAAAGTCTTGGTTGCCGAAGCAGAGGCATCTGTAACCTGAATAGTCAAAGTGGCAGCATTAGATCCATTTGAATTGTAAGCACTAATAGTTTTCACTATAGCTGTAGTTGCAGACGGCACTGTATATATAGTCGTTGAAGTAGTGGCACTTAAAGAGGAAATCGTATTTATATAGTTATTAGCCATTACGAAATAAACCACTCCAGAACTTCTACCGGATTATTGGTTTCCCTAGATGTATTTATACTTGCAAAGTTTAAACGCAACTGATTGATAAGTCTTAACATATAATCATGGCTATAGTCCGCAGAAGGCGTTTCCAGTGGAACCCTGAAGCTGGCAGATTCATTGCTCATCTTCTTCCATCCTGACGCACATCAAGCCTTACATCACCCAGTCTCCATCCATTAGCGGCATCACTGTTCTCAACCCTTACACGCATCTGCCTTCCTCTGGCCCTGACATTGCTCATTTGGGTAGTAGACCCAACACTTGCCGTACTGGAAGAAACTAAGGTTCCAGATCCCGATGATCTGGTTTTTAAGGTATAGGTAACTGTCGGGCTTCCTGCCGACCCTGTAAATAAAATGTCGGGAATGATTCTTCTCACGAATGCAAAATTATTTCCGTCATCTATATCAAAATCGGCTGATTCAACGTAGGCGCTCATAGCAGAGCCGTCATCGTCATACCCTACCTCGTGATTATAAATATAGCCGCTGGAGGCCGCTAATGGCGTTACAGAGCTTGTTCCTGCATCATCCCAAGCTGTTCTGGATATCTGCCCTATCGACCAGTTATTTTCTAAATAGTTGTAAATAACATAACGATCTATCTCGTCCGAAGACGATGAACAATAGAACCACATGATTTCATTGAACTGAGCATTTCTAGCGGCAAAAACCTTAAACTCCTGCCTGTCGTTTATGTCCTCAAATACATAAGCCCTGACAGTGCAGGGCAATGACTGAATGCCTCCTCTATAAATATAGAAGTTATCTTTATCCATGAAGTAGATAGCATTATTGGCATTGATGGCCGCATTAGGAGAGGCAATGCTTACTCCTTGCGTAACCATGTCAAATCCAAAAATGAAAGGAGGGCCAACAAACCTCATGCTGTAAATAGAGGTATCCGTCCAGATAAGCGTTTCCTGACGTGTTTTTATCCCGCAAATAATCTTGGAACCTGAAGATAGCCTAGTATCTCCAGCAGAATTAGTTGTTGTAGGGGTCCAGTCAGCAGCATTCGCCTGATCTGACCACCTGACCTGCATATAATCTATGCTGCTGCCTCCATAAGGAGTGCAGCCTAATGCGATAACATGCCGGTCCTTTTCCGAGACAATAACCTGCAATGCCTCTGCAGGAGTGCCGGAAGCCCCGCTTAAACTGGATATAGGAACCGACCTAGTAGAAGTTCCATTACTTTTATCCCAGTAACAGATCTCTCCCAATCTTGGGCAAGCTATAAGATCTTCTCCAAAATTGTCTAAAGACCACAATCTTAATTGAGAAGAAAAACCAACAGTCGATCCTCCCCAAGATGACTCTCCCCAATAACCTGAAGCCCAACCTATTCCATCTACATAAGAATCCAAACCAATATTGATTTGATACTTTCCTACTACTGAACTTCCACCGTTACCACTATCGGAGCTGTTTGCCAGAACTTCATCACCATCTGTATCCTTAGCCTCTATGGTGTAAACATTTGTGCTGGTAATGCTGGCAATCTCATATTCTTGATTAAGAACTGCGGCAGTAATATTTCCACCTAAAGAAGCCGCATCGCTAAATGTTACATAGTCACCCTTAACGGCTCCATGACTTGAATCTGTAACATTTATAGTCGCATCATCATTAGCAACCTTTGCAAAAGTTACGTCTCCTGCTGAAGTCGTGCTTCGCAAAGGGGTGATATCGTAATAAGAAGAGCCTTGTAAAACATATAATTTTTTATGAGTTCCTACAGAAACGAACAAATCACTATCTAAAGCAGCCCATTGATGTATTTTTCTTGCGGTTCCCAAGAATGTATTTGAATTGCGCTTTTCCCATCCACCTATTTTTTCAGGGCGACCAGATCTAAAACGAACAAAATTCGCGTCATACCACCCGCCCTCATTACTATAGGCGGTCCCCTCTTTATTGATTCCGGGGTTAAAGTTATAACGAACAAAAGGCATTACTTACCTCTTCCCCCAGATGTTATTTTCACATCCTTAGTGGTATAGGCTTCATTGACATCCTTTGTTTCAGGGTCGTCTTTGATATACCTGCCTTTATTATCTCTGGCCCTTACAGTCATAGAATCAACTCGTAAGACAGTCCGTTTAAACCATCTCAAAAAATTCATTTCTGCTTCGCCTTTCCTATATTCAAAGCCAGTAAATCAACCAGCTTGTAAAGTTTACCAATCCAGACATCATCCTTCGGTGTCGGCGTCGATGCCGCAACAAGGCTCGCAACAGTAACAATCATCGTCAATACGCTGATTGTTGTCATTATCGTACCCATACATACCCCCTAATTGACTTCTTCGGTTTGTTTTGCGATCTGATCGGTGATGTCCCACACGTTCAGGTTCGACGCAACCGTCCTGCGCTCGCCCTCACCCTTGAACGGATACACCATATGCTGTAGCCATGACGGGAACATATAGAGCTTGCCAACCTGCGGCTGCAACGATGTGGACTGTGGGGGCCGTAACCGCTCAACATCCATAAGCGAGTTTCTGCCGTACTGAAATGCCAGATAGCCGTCACAAGCTCCACTGGAGTTGTAAAGATTATAATTCGGTGTTCCTGCCGTTGGCTGATCCAGTATCTGCTGCGGCACTTTCGTCCAGCAGGTTACTGAAATCCCCATGATCGTTTTAGTGCCGTGGTCATGGATAGGGTTGTAATCACCCTCAAAGCTGTGGACTGACCACAACTCGTCAACCTCGACCTTGCGTGTTCCTGTCAGAATGTTTGCCGTCTGCTGGCTGAAGTGCTTGATATACTCAATTCCAAGACCACAGATTAAATCACAAAAACCCTTTAACTCAGGCTCTTCATGGCTCATCGTCAACTGCTGACCATGCTGAATCTGGCCTACCAGAGTCCCGGCATGAGAGCGCCGTTCTTCGCTTTCAACAAGTTCGTCT